GTAAACCGGCAGGTGTTAGCCTCGGAAGTTCATGGACAAACCTACCCGACGAACAGCTCCAAGCCTTTGTCGGCATGGCGGGTGATGGAAGCCCTTTGGGTGAGTTATTTGCGACCATACCGCAGGTGACCACTGATGCCATGCAGATGGCACTTGTACAGGGTATTTCCCTTGGTGAAGGACCACGTACGGTAGCACGGCGGGTACGCAAAGCTGCAGACATCGGACGCTATCGAGCAGAGACAATAGCACGTACTGAGATGATCCGAAGCGCCCGTGAAGCGCAACGGCAACTCTACACCCAGAACCCAGCGGTTACCGGATACCGGCGCCAAGCCACACAGGACAGCCGGGTTTGTCTTGCGTGTTTGGCTTTGTCCGGTACGCTCTCAACCACCGATGAAATTATGCCAAGCCATCCGAACTGTCGGTGCGTGATGATTCCGGTAACCTTGTCTTGGGCAGAGATAACCGGGGATAGTTCCATCCCTGATACACGACCTAAGCCGGTTACCGGCGAAGATATCTTGCGTGGGCTTACCGCTATGGAGGCTCAACAAATCCTAGGCAAATCACGTTATGCCCTTTACGCAGAAGGGTTGCCGCTTAGTGACATGGCAACCGTGGTACAGAATGCGGATTGGGGACCAACCACTAGGGTACTCCCGCTTAGAGACCTAGAGGGTTACGAACCGGATCTAACGACATTCGAGTAAAAGATACCGTGTGGGATACTTACACCATGGACGTGCTTACTAGTAGTGTAGACGGAATCAAGAGCGACCGGCTCGGTTACGTGAAGGGTTATCTGGTGCGCTTCGGCGATACCCAGAGTGCTGACCTTGAGGGTGATTATTTCACCAAGTCAACCGACTACGGTTTTCCGATGTCCGAAGGCAAGCGCGTACCGCTCAACGTCTACTACCACCACGGTATGGATGCCGCTGTCGGTAAGAAGTCTATCGGTACCGGTTACATCAAGATGGACAATACGGGCTTATGGTACGAGGCTCAGTTGGATCTAGCCGATGAGTACGGCAGCATGATTGCAAAGTTATGCAAGCAAGGCAAGATGGGTTTTTCATCTGGTGCAGCTGCACACTTGGTAGAACGGAAAAGCATGGGTGATGTTTCTGAAATCACGCGGTGGCCTATCGCTGAGGCAAGCATCACACCGACACCAGCCGAATATCGTAACAGCGTCAAAAGCCTAAAGGAGTATTACGGCATGGAGCCCATGATGGGTATGGAAGACGAAGAGATGGTCATGGCTCCAATGCCTGAGCAGTCCCCTGAAGAGTACGCTATGTCGGTATACGATGATGCCGAGGGTGACCTTATCCACGAGGGGTTAGAAGCCTACTACGATGCGCTTTGTGGAGCCATCGAAGCAGTATCAGATCAAAGCATGGCGGATGCCGTCATTGATGAATTTGCTCGACGTGCTAAGGGGCTATATGCCATGCACGGAATGAAGAGCGTACAACCCGCTTCATTGCGGGGTGTTGAACGTCGGCTGCGGGATGCAGTCGGTTTGTCACGGTCAAGTGCTAAGCGCTTGGCTCCAGTAGTCTGGGAATCTCTGCGGGATGCAGACCAGCCTGATGAGCAGCCGTCCATCGTAGTCGAGGCGAAAGCCCATGATATTGATGAGCGAGCCGACATACTGGCACGCTTGGAGTTGTTACAACAACTATGAACCTTACACAACTACAGAATCAAAAAGAGTCTGTGCTTGCTACCGCACGGGAGCTTGCTTCCGGTAACGGTGACCTTGCACAGGTCAAAAGCCTGATGGCAGAAGCCAAGGGCATCGAAGAGCGTATTGAGACCATCAAGGCACTCGGACAAGGCCACCCTGTCGCTACTGAAGCACCAGCAGAACAGCCTTGGAAGTCCGGCGGTATTGGACGTAATCCATTCGTTGGTACCCGTGACGAAGCGAACTATAAAGCATACGCATGGGGTCAATGGGGACGCTCTATCATGGGCAACCGCAAAGCATCCGACTGGGTAAAAGCCAACCTGAAGGCACAGAGCGAAGGCACGACAACCGCTGGTGGTTTTACCGTACCGGATCCACTGTCTTCCGACCTTATCTACCTGCGTGAGCAGTTCGGTATTGCTCGCCAGAACTGCCGCATCTACCCGATGAGTTCTGATGTCTTGAACGTGCCTAACGCCACGGCATCGACCACTGTGTACTATCCGGGGGAGAATACCGCTATCACGGCATCCGACCTTACATTTGCTCAGGTCAACCTTGTCGCGAAGAAACCGTCTGTCCTTACTCAGGTCTCTAAGGAACTGGCAGAAGACTCGATCATTGACTTTGGTGCGACCCTTGCCCGTGACATGGCTTATGTCTTGGCTAAGGAAGAAGACCGTGTTGTTTTCAACAACGCTGTCGATAGCACATCTGGTCTTGATGGCATCCTCTATGCTGTTTACAGCAGCAACGCTACCAAGGCTAACATCGCTTCCTTGCAGGTCTTCACAACCGGTCAGACCATCACGTATTCACCTACGTTGGCTAACCTGAAGGGCATGGTCGCAAAGCTTCCGACCTATGCTGCACAGGCTAAGTGGTTCATGCATCGTGAGATTTGGTACAACGCCATTGCTCCTTTGCTTGATGCACTCGGCGGGAACTCCATCATGGACATCCAAAATGCCTATGGTCCTACACCTATGCTCTACGGCTACCCGGTAATCTTTGTGCAGAATATGGCTAAAACCCTCGCGGCTACCACGCCTTACATCTTGCTTGGTGATCTAAGCATGGGTACCGCGTTCGGTGATCGCCGAACCGTTACGATTGAGGTAAGCGACCAGTATTACTTCAATCAAGACGCGCTTGCATTCAAGGCAACTGAGCGTTTCGCTTTCAAGGCGTTTGATATCGGTAACGTTGATGCAACAGCAGCCAACCGTGTACCGGGAAGCCTTATCGTCGGAGCATCCGCAGCTACATAAAGCGAGCGGGTTCTATCTCAAGCCCTCGGCAGACGTGCCGGGGGCTTTTCCTTTGTGTGGGATACTGAAACCATGATGACCAGAGCCGAGGCAATCGCACAAGTATCCTTATTTGTGTCCGCTCAAAGTTACCCGCAGATGTCCACTACGGACATTGGCTCAATCCTTGATTCGTTCTCACGGTTCACCACGTGGGCAGCTTCAACCACTTACGCAGTAGGTGACCGTGTAGTGCCTACAACGCCCAATGGCAGGGTCTACGAGTGCAGGGTAGCCGGTACGTCAGGGGCTACACAACCAGACTTCCCCGTCTACTCCCCGTACCAAGTCAAGGGCTTTACGCTGGAAGATGGAAGCGGTGACCCTACCTTGATGTGGGTAGACCAAGGGCCGATCAACGTAGAGCGCTACGATGTACGCACAGCAACTCGGCAAGCGTGGCTTATCAAAGCCAGCCGTGTAGCGGCAGACATCGATGCTAAGGAAGGCACGAGCGATGTCAAGCTTTCCCAGTTGATGCAGAACTGCTTGACCATGGCAGACAAATACCGCCCGGTGGTGTTCGCATGAGTCCGATTCTACGCTCCACCATTCAAGCCGGCATGGTACGCAATCTCTGCCAAGACCGGGTAGAAATACACCGCTTCACCTTGACCGAAGACGGCAGAGGTGGTGCTACTGAGACATGGCGTAAGGTTGCCGAGTACAACGCTAGGCTAACCAACCAAAGCGACACAGAGAGCATCGTAGGCGGTGGCATCCAGTCATCTGCACAGTGGACGCTGATTGTTGCTGTAGGGGCTGATGTTATGCCGCAGGATAGGGTTTACCGGGTGGGTGATGATGCCCGCTATTACGATGTGATCGGGTCAGACTTTGGGCAGACGGAATTACTAGTTCAGCACTGTGGGCTAGTGGAGCGGATGGCATAATGGGCGCATCAGAATGGACAACCATAGTGTTAGCGGCAGTGACCGGCATTATCAGCCTGCTTGCCTACATAATTAGATTCTTGCACCGGATGGACAAACGGGGAGCCGTTGACACCGCCAAGATTGAAGACCACGGGGTTCGTATCGGTAGGCTTGAAACTGCAACAGGTGAAATGCGTACAAGCATCACCAAACTGGAGGCGAAACGATGAACTCAATAAGTATTAGCAGGCTGGTCGTGGTCGTTCTGATCGCCTTTGTCGCGTCCTTTAGCACAGTCTTTGGTGATGGCGTTCGTACGGCAGAAGCCAAGGACATCGCCGAGCTTGGAGCAGTGATGGCACTTTACGGAAGCAAGGCTGTAGCGGCTGGTGTCACTGCTGCGATGTCTGCTGCGCTGGCGTTCCTGACAATGCCTTTCAAGGGTGTGCAGGCGAACAGTCTGAAGGTGGGCAAAT